GATAAAGTTTGTATAATTTATATTTATATATAGGAAAAAAACTATGTCAGTAATAAATAAATCAATACAATACTATAATTATGTAACAGGAAGCACAGGTTGGCCAGCTAGCACAAATGTTGGTGTAGTATCTGGCTTGGATTACATAGTAGAAACGGGTTCAAATGATATTTACTTCGTGGAACATAATACAAATGTTTTCTTCGCAGGTTCCAAAATTAGACTAAGAGAAGATGTTTATGATAAAATATCAAACTATGTGGCTTCACAAAGTTGTAATACTTGTTATGTTTATGGTATGCCAACCCACGAACTTTTTGGACCAAACCCACCAACAGCTCACGTTCCACTAATAAGTGAGAGTTTTGCCAGACATAATATTTCAGTAAATTTTGAGTATAATGAAAATACTTCAGTAACATATTTTTCACAAAGAGGAAACACAGACCACTTAGACAAGTTTCATTTATGGTTACAAACACCTTGGTATAGTGATGATGCTTTACTCGATATGACGAGTGGTTCATTTAACAAAAATACATTTAGAACAATTCTAAGTTCTTCGCCGGTTAGTTCATCTTTAATACCTTTATTCAACACAGCATCATATACAGATAATTTAAACTTTCCAGATTTTGTATCAAAGAAAGCAGATGTTGACGCTGGTTTATTTGTTAACGGATTAAGTTTTTATTCTTATCACCCAAATAGCTCAAGTTATCAAAGTGAAATAGATAGTGGTTCTTTGGTGGAAAAATATATAATACAAAGTGGTAGTTACGAAGGCGGAAAAGCATATTTAGATGTTGGTAAAATAACACATATGTTAACACCTAACGAAATAGTATATTTGGGTAAAAATGACCAAGAGGTAGGTCATAAAACTTCTATGGCAAAATGGAATTTAGATGAACGAGGTGATGAGTGGAAACTTAAACCGATTCAGGGGAAGACAGCAGCGAGTGGAAGTTTGATTGATATGTTTGACGGAAGTCAAAAGCAAGTCCAAAACATAGAAGTTGGTGATGTTGTCAAATCATATCAACCATTAGGTATGCCAGATGAAACTATGGATTATGTTTCATACACCACAACAGATTTAAGTGGTTCGTATGATTCAGGTTCAATCGTGGTTAGAACATTTACAGATGTCGCATATACATTTTATGGTTATTATCTATTAAATGGAAGTATCAAGATACCATTACAATCTAAATCATCAGACGCATATTATTTTGTAAAACAAAGTGGGACTTGGGGTTGGAGAAATCCTTTTCAGATAGCGGTTGGTGATTACTTTTTAAACACAGATGGAAATGAATTAGAAGTCACATCAAAAACAGAAGTTCAAGAGGACATATCTTGGTATTCATTAGATGTTGAGGACATTGATACATACTTTTCGTCTAACATATTAGTTCACAATTTACCACCTAAATGTTGCTTTGTAGCAGGGACTAAAGTTTTAATGGGTGATAACTCGGTAAAAAATATTGAAGATGTTGAGGTTGGAGATGTTGTATCTACTTATGATTTTGATAGTCAGTCGGTTATTGAAAAGTTAGTTTTAGAAACTAAAACACCAATGAATCATAACTTCGTTAAGGTTCATTTTGAGGACGGAACCATTAATGAAAATGTAGCTGACCACCCATATTATGTGGTAGGAAAAGGTTGGTCAAGTAAAAGACCGGAGTGGACTAAGAACACTCACGATATGGATTGTGAAAAATTAGAAGTTGGAGATATTTGTTTACAAGTTTCTCAAGATAAAAGTATAGTGGAACAAAAAGTAACGAGATTAGAAACATATCAAGAGGAACAAAAAACTTACAATCTTGTTGTTAATGACACACACAATTACTTTGCAAATAATATTTTGGTTCATAATAAAATTTGTAGATTTTGTTTCACTTATGACACTATGATTACATTAGCAGACGGAACATATCAAAAAATTTGTAAAGTAAGACCAGGTGATATGATAAAGACATACAATGAAGATACTGGCAAATTACAAAATTCAAAAGTATTAGAAACTATAAAAATTCTACACGACAATATGGTTACATACAAATTTAATGACAATACAAAAATTGAGGCAACTGATGACCACCCGTTTTATATAGTTGGGGATTCTGAAGTAGATTCAGATTACAGACCATTAACTATTGGTGATGTAGTATTGAATGATGAATTACAAAAGATAGAAGTTGTCAATATAGAGGTAAATAATGTGGAAAAAATTACATACAATATCAATAGAACTGATAATGGTAAAAATTATTTCGCAAATAGGGTTTTAGTTTCTGATGAGTCTGATACATAACAATAACTTTAAGTGGTATTTAGTTAGAGATAACTTTTTATCAGAAAATGAATGTAAAGATATTATCAAAACCATAGATAATAAATCAAGACAAATAGATACTTGTGGAGCACAGGTTGTAAAACTAAGTGAGGAAATATATTTAGATAAAGTTTGGAATATAATGAAATTGTCAAATGATATACACTTCAAATTTGATATAGATAGTGTTCAATTACAAGAGGGAAAGTATTACAAAGCAGGGGTTTATGAAGAACAAAATACACTACACTCAGACTTCGCAGCAGGACCAGGTAGATTAGTTGACACCACCACAAAACTAACTTCGGTTGTATTCTTAAATGATGACTACAATGGGGGAGAACTTGAAATTTGGGGGGATAAAATAGAATCTCAACAAGGAAGAATAGTTATATTTCCAGCTTTTGCAGCACACAAAGTCTCACAATTTTACAATAAAGACAGATATACAATGTTAACTTGGATACAAGGAAATACTTTTAAATGACACTAATTAAAAACGAGGACTTTAAGTTTTACATACAAATTCCTAATTTTATATCAGATGACAAGTGTGATGAACTAATAAAAGACATTAGTGAAAGTGAAGCTATGTTAAAGGGTGGAGTTCGTGTAGATGATGAGCAAAACTTGGGAGTAAATGAAAAATTTAGAAAAACTTCTGAGTGGTATTTATGTGAACAACCACACACTAACCAAAGACCTGATAAACCAAACAAAGATTGGAAACCATTACAAGAAAAGATATTTTCAATGGCGAAGTTAATCAATATGAAGTCATTTAAATTTGATATTCAAGAGTGTGATGATGAACTAAAGTTAATAAAATACGAGAACACAAATTTTTACACCTGGCATACAGATATGAATTCAGGTAATAGTTCATTGAGAAAGTTAACTGCCATTGTTCAGTTGACGGACCCGAGTGAATATGAGGGTGGGGAACTACAATTTGCATTACAAGACCACGATATGAATTGGTATGAAGTCCCAAAGGAAAAGGGTTCAATCACATTTTTTCCAACATTTTTATCACACAGAGTAAAGCCAGTCATTAGTGGGACACGATATGTATTACAAGAATTTTTTATAGGGAATCATTTCAAATGAACGATAATTTTCAATGGTTTACACATACGCCTTTTTTATCTGATGAACAATGTGATAAACTAATAAAACAATTAAAAGAGGAGACCAATTGGATTTCTGGTTATGAGAACGCAGTTATCGTAAATTCAGACAACAAATCAGATGAGGTTAAAAATGCCAGAACATTTGAGGAGTTGTATGTGTATGGTGATGAAAAATATTCTTGGATAAATAAAAAATTAGAACCATATGTAAAGATGTTAAATAATAAAGTATGGAACTTTCAGTTGTCAGATACTCTCAAAGATTTAAAAGCATTAAGATATAAGAACAACGACAAATTTGATTGGCACGCAGATTATGATAAAGGTAAAGAGTCAATCAATAAGTTAACTTGTTTAATTCAGTTGTCAGACGAAAGTGAATTTGAGGGTGGTGATTTACATCTGGCATTTACGAACGACGGAGAGTTTTTCAAAACACCGTACAAAAAAGGATATGTGTTGGTGTTTCCATCTTTTGTCAGTCATATGGTTACAGAATTAACAGGCGGAGAAAGATATATTATGAGAGAGATAATTACGGGAGAACCTTTCAGATGAAAGAAAATAATAAATTTAATTTTGTCTTACATAGAGAAAACTTTTTAACTTCAGAACAATGTGATGAACTAATTCAAAAATTTGATGAGTCAAAACCACAAAAGTCAGGCGTGGCAGGAACTTATGAGGGTAGTGAATTAAATGAAAATGTTCGTAAAGTCCAAGAGGTAAGATTAAAAAATGATGTTGTATTATCAGACGGATTCAAATTGACTAAACATATTATTATGGCTTGTGAGATGTCAAACTTAATTAACTTTAAATTTCAATTAGAAAAACCATATCAATTAGAGGACATAGTATTACTAAGATATGAAAATACCGACAAATATGATTGGCATTTAGATATTGGTAAAAATGAAACATCAGTCAGAAAGATATCAGCGATAATTCAATTAAGTGATGAACAAGATTATGAGGGTGGAGATTTTGAATTTAGTATCGCAAATGATGAGGGTGATGAAAACTATTTTGGAACAAGAAAAAAAGGTTCATTAATATTATTTCCTGCATTTTTAGGACACAGAGTTAGACCAATAACAAAAGGTGTAAGATATTCAATAGTGACTTGGATATTAGGAGACGCTTTTAAATAATTTACATTTTGAGGTTCGTATGAACTATTTATTTATATCTAAGGTTATTCACAATGAAAACAAAAACACTATTTGACCACATAAAACAAATTACTAATGTTCAAAACCAATTATATTGGGACAACATTACAGATGCGGACAAGAAAACTTGGTCCAACTATATGGTGCATAGATTTTTATCAATGAAAGCAGAGTGGATAGAAGTTGTAAATGAAATACAACAATATTGGGAATTGAAACCAAAGACAATTTATCAATTCTACACCAACATACTACCAAGAGGAAACACATACTTACCATATGTTAAATCTAAGAAGAAATCTAAGATTGAGAAGTGGGCTATGGATATATTGTGTGATTACTTTCAAGATAGTTCAGAAAATATTGAAAAAACACTTGACATTATGGGTAAAGATGTTGTATATTCTATTATATCAAAGTATGGTGTAGATGAGAAACAATTAAAAAAGATATGGACTAAATAATGCAAGTATATAATAATATATTTGATGAAAAATTACTTGACAATGTCGTAGATTATTCGTATAATCTATTACAACAAGATAAATTAGAGAAAAACTTTTGGACTAATCATAGTTGGGAAAGAGGAATAGTTTTGGATAGTTCAGTTGTGTTGTGCACAGACACACCAACAGAATATTCAAATGAGATTATTAAATCTCTTATGAAAAATGGTTTGATAAAGACAATGCCAGATAATATGTCTTGTATGATTTATATATGGTCAGCTGGTAGTTTTATACCATTTCATAATGATGAGTTTAAAGATAGAAAGTTGGCTATGACTTTATTTTTAAATCGTGATTGGGAGAAGAATTGGGGTGGTGCAAATATTCATCACAATAAAGAATTGAATAAATACATTTTAGAGTATCCAGAATTTAATAAGTTATTAGTTAGTGATTTATCAGAAAACATAGAACACTCAACAACAATGACGACACCAATGTCGGATAACAGAATAACAATACAAATGTTTATATAGGAGTAAATTATGATTAAAGATTCACCTACAAAAGAACAAGTAGAGGCAGTGGACACACAAGATGTCGTGAGATATATGGAGAGAACTTATCCTGAAATGACAGGTGAGTTTCTAAAAATACAATCAGAACAATATGAATTGTTTTGTAGAAAACAATATGATTATGGTCCACAAAATATAGCAGTAGGAACAATTCTAAAAACACCAGAGGATATTAAATTATCGTTGTTAGGATTGTGGTTCAGAATGAACGACAAGATAGAAAGAATGAAAACATTATTATTGAGAAATGGAACAAACTCAGTTGAGGGAGAACCAGTAACAGATAGTTTTTCAGATGTGTCAAACTATGGAGTTATGGCACAAGTAGTAGCGAGGGGTAAATGGGCAAAATAAGTTATAGTCAGTTCGCAATGTGGGACAAATGTCCTTACACTTGGAAAGCAAACTATGTGGATAAAGCAGAGACTTTCA